TACCTGTTTAAATGACCTTACTTGTGTAGAGCTTAACACGACTTTTGTTCTATCTTCCGCATCAGGAACTACTACAGTTTTAACGGCAGGATCGACAACTTCTGTAGCTCAGATGCCCTCCGCTACTCAATTTACAACAGTCCTAACTAGTGCTGGAACGGTCACCGTAGCACTGGAACCCACCAACAGCAACATGGCTACTGTCGTGTCGGCTGGGGCAGTGACCACTGCTGCTGCTCCAGTTACAGCAGGGAACTTGGATACTGTTATCGGGGTTGTGGATGTGACGTATTCAACTACTGCCGCGCCCGTCACAACAGGTAATTTTACTTCAGTCGTAGCGACTGCTACGACTACTACGGTAGCGGCTGCAACTACGTCTTCGGATACAACTTCTGTTCTTGAATACATTGAAACAACTACGGTTGCCGCGCCCGTCACAACAGGTAATTTTACTTCAGTCGTAGCGACTGCCACAACTACAACTGTAGCGGCTGGTGTTACAACTGGTAACATGGCTTCCGTTCTATCTTCCTCTTCGACCACACCTGTCGCATTGGCTCCTGATTCGACAACTGACATGGTAACGGATGTTTGGCGTGGTGGGGCAGCTACTGCGGGTGGTGGTATGACCCCTGTTAAAGTAGCGGGTTGTGGGACAACTGATTCTTATGGTAATTACACGCAAGGTGATTGTGTTTGGGTTTTGGGTGTTGCCGCAACAGGACAATATGCAACTAATCCTCCGACATTCCCGACTTTAATTACAGGAGCTTCCACTACGAGCGTTGTTAAAACACTAAGCACCACTAGTGTGGTAGATGCCGGAAGTCCGGTAAGCGTGGTGCAATCTGTTCCAACAACTACGGTTCTTAATTCGGTAGGTAATACTACTGTAGTTCAAGCTGTTCCGACAACCACTGACTACATTGTTTCACACCCGATCAGTGTTCTTAAATCTGTTCCAACAACTACGGTTGTTAATTCGGTAGGTAATACTACTGTAGTTCAAGCTATTCCCACACACGAATTTGTTTATCAAGTAGCTCTTGAGCCTAGTTTAACCGTTGTTACTTCCACTACAGGAGTGAGTGTTCTTTCTTCAGGTTCAACAGTATCTGTTGTTGCTAGTTTACCCACAACAGACGTAGCTACGGCAGGAAGCACGGTTCAAGTGGTAAAAGACTTGACCCCCGTAAATGTTATTACCTCAACTAATACCACAGCAGTTCTTACTGCTGGAACAACTGTAGAAGTTTACGCCCCAACGGGAAGTCTTAGTGAACCGATTAAGGTGGTTGAATGCCCCACAAGTAACTTGTGTCCAGAATAGGTCAGATTGGCCCATACCTTGACTATTAGTTCTTTTTCCATTAAACTAGGGTATGGCTACCCTTACCGTAGCGGGAGTTGAAGAAGCCCTGTCAAAGTTTAAATCCGTTGGTTCCTCATTTACGCAGGAACTTAATCTAGTATTGCCCCGTTTGTATGCAATGGGGATGTGGCGTGATCTCCTGTATGAAACGACCATATCTACTACAGATGGTAATTTTACGCTACCAGATGATGCGGAGGCAATTGTCTCGGCTCTTATGGACAACGATCCGGTCAAAGCGCAAAGTCAATTCCACGATTATAGGATCACCGGAAGAAACAGAGAAGGAATTACTTTAGCTGGATTTGGTATAATTGACGATGGGTTAGCCCCGACAGTCAACGAACTAGAAGCGGGTAAAACTTATACTCTTCATGTTCTGCCTGTTATGCCTCAACTATCTATTCCCAGAACTAGTAATAATTTTATTACTGTGACGGGACTAAACAGTAGCTCAGTAGTGCAGACTTATACCCCCACTTTTGATACTGCTGCCGGATCTACTACTTCTACTGCCACATTTACTGACGTTACAGAAATTAGGAATGGGGATTCTTCCCTCAAAGATCCAGTGAAGATTGTAGCTATTAATGCTGTCGATAATTCAGATAGGCTTGAGTTAGGCACTGTTCAAGAAGCTAATAAAGTAAACGCATACCGAAGATATAGAATATCGAATAGTTCTTCTGTTAAGAAGACATTGCGTGTTTTAGTTAAACGGAAGTTCAAACAGCTCATAAACTCTTCTGACACAGTTAGGCCGAGCAATCTTAACGCCATTAAACACGGTCTTCTCGGTAGTGTGGCTGAAGAAAATGCAGACCTCGAACGCGCAAATTACCATTGGAACGTGTGCAAACAATTACTCGACGAAGAGTTAGATGCGTATCGAGGAGAAGCCAAACCAGTTTTACGATTTGATCCCAGTGGATCGGGATCAAGAATACCTAACCTACTATAAACCATGATTAATTATATTTTAGAAAACCGTGAAAGTCTTATTTCCGTTGCCACTGCTGTGGTAGCCGCAGCATCTGCAATTTGCGCCCTGACCCCTACACCTAAAGACGATGGGATCGTGAGAAAGCTATACCTCGTGCTTGAGTGGGCGGCGTTAAATGTCGGGAAAGCGAAGAAATAAAATGATCCGCGCCATCGCTGCTGCACTAGAGGCTTATGTTCTATACATAAAACTAAAACACAGAAGATACGTTTATGAACTGGAAGATGAGATTGATGAGCTTGCTGCCGATGGTAGCCCTGCTGCAAAGTTGCGGCTGGAGCGGGTTGCGAAACGACTCCACCGCGAACTCAAGCGGACTGTATGATCCTCCTACGATCACTCTAATAGAGGGAACCCAATACCATTTTGTAGAGGGAGTATTGACGGGTAGGGAAGATCACAAATTTCATAGTGATTATAGCTACCGGAGAGCAATTATAATTGGCAACAAATGAACTCTTCTAAACTAATCGACACCCTCTTAGGGACTTTAACACCAACCATAGCCGTAGCCGCATCTATGCAAGAGCAAATGGAGTATTGGCTCCGCGTAATATCTTTAATACTGGGCATAGCCGTAGCTGCGGTATCCCTCTATAGGTTAATTTTTAAGTATAAGAAATGATAGGGTTGGCTATAGGACACTCAAGGAGGGGGGACTCCGGCGCTTACACAGTTGGTAAGCCCAGCGTTAGTGAACACACGTTCAACACCGAATTGATTTCGTTAATTATACCAAAACTAAAAGTTCCGTATAAGGTATACGGTGACTACAAAGCGTCTAGTTATGTTGGAGCAATGAATTATGTGTCCCGAAAAATGAGGGAGGATGGTATAGATGCTTGCATAGAACTCCATTTTAATTCTGCTGGGCCAAAAGCAACCGGACATGAATGGTTATATTGGGAGACTAGTAGGGGTGGAAAAAAATTAGCTTTGAAATTGAAGGAAGCAATGGACGAAGCTTACCCTGATTTAGCTTCTCGTGGGGTAAAAGCAAGGGGTAAGGGATCAAGAGGAGCTATGTTTCTCCGTAAGACTCCTTGCTATGCTTGTATCGCGGAGCCATTCTTTGGATCTAATCAATCTGATGTGGATCTAATACAATCAGATTTAGATAAGTTAGCCTCAGTTTATGCCGAAGGAATAAATACATTCTATGACAAATGACGATCCCCAAAAGTATACGGGTAGCGGGGCAGACAATTAAGATTCGTTTTTCGGATCTCAGTGACGAAGACTTGTATGGATACTACAGTCACGAGCGGAAGATTATTTTTATTTCGGAACATTTAGAAGGGAAAGCTCTTTTAAGCACTGTTCGCCATGAGTTGATGGAAGCATCACTATGCCTGTCAGGGGTGGGATTTTGCGAGACCTTTGAGCAGGAAGCTGTGGTGCGGTGTATGGATGAAGTTTTCTTTCCTGCCTACGAGCGTTTGTTGAAACGAGTAGGAAAGGATGAGTAGGAAAAAGTTACCAAAACATTTCAAAAGAGCCAACGGTATGCTGGTCTTTTCACCGACGAGCGACCATGTCAAAGAGGCTTTTGAACGTAGTGAAAAGCTAGGGGTTTTACCTAATTCTTTTACCCGAGGAGCTGGGCGCATGACAGGTTTCTTAGGAGAGGTTGCGTTTGAATGTTTATACCCCCAAGCTATTTATGAGGGCGATGAATCTTTTAAACACGACTATGTTCTGGGTAACCGGACGATAGACATCAAATCAAAAAGCTGTGCTGGGATTCCGCAACCCCACTACACAGCTTCTGTTAATTGTCCCGAGGGAAAAAAGCTACCCGCCAAAGCTTACTTTTTCGTTCGCGTCCGAAAAGATTTCCAAAAAGCTTGGCTTCTTGGTTGGGCTACGGCACTTGCTATTCAGAGAAAAGCTGATTACAAACTTCGGGGTGAACCCGATGAATACGGATTTACCTATAAAGTGGATGGGTATCATTTACCAATTGCTGCTCTCAGAAAGGCTGGTTCTCTAAAGTAACCTCTTCATAATCAATATCGAATGGTTCGGTGACATTTATTATCCAGATCTTACCACTTCCTTTGCCCACAGATTTTATGGGTCTAGTAGTTTTACTAGTCCTACCCACATCTTCTAAGTGTGACAACCCGTTCCGTATGAAGTCTATCTTATTGGATGCCCCTAGCGGTCGCCCTCCATTGTAGGAATGTAATGCGACTTGGAGTTCTAGTATTGTCCCCCGCCACGAAGCCATCTTCTCATTTTGTTGCCTACAAGCTTTTGAAAAGAAATCAACTAGCTCAGATACTTGAGATCTACTTGAGTTGTCAAACGCCGCATAAGAAATACTCCGGTCTATAAAGCTCTTAATACCAAATCTATCGTCGTCCAGTATCTCTACTGGGGGTTTCCAATCCATTAGCCACTTAGCAAAGTGGGGCAACTCTTTTGCAATAGTGGATTCTAGTTCTTCTTTATCAGGAAATGCGAATGGTTCCTGACAAACTCTAAACGCCAT